CTTGATGGGCTAATACGCAGACGAGAAGCCGAGTCGAGGTTATTCAAAGGAGAGGCTTGGGAGGGCGTTTAGTTGTCGGAAATCAGTCTCAAAGACTTTGATATTCTGTCTCAACAAGATCAGGCCGAAGCTGTTGCTTTGCTTGATCGATACGAACAGTTAAAAAAACAAGAGTCTTGCCAGCAGGACTTTATTAGCTACGTCAAACATTTGTGGCCAGACTTCATTGAGGGACGACACCACAAGATCATTGGTGAAAAATTTAACCGCATTGCGCAAGGCAAGCTCAAGCGGTTAATAGTTTGCCTACCTCCAAGACATTCAAAGTCAGAATTTGCTAGTACCTACTTCCCTAGTTGGATGATGGGGTTGCGTGGGAACCTAAAGATTATACAGACCACACACACAGCAGAACTTGCTGTAAGGTTTGGTCGTAAAGTGCGTAACATAATCGACAGCCAAGATTATCGACACATCTTTCCAGACACGCGATTAGAGGCAGATAACAAATCGGCTGGCCGTTGGACTAGCAACCAAGAAGGTGAATTCTTCGCAGCTGGTGTCGGTGGCGCCATTACAGGTCGAGGCGCAGACTTGTTGATTATTGACGATCCGCACTCAGAACAAGACGCTATGTCTCCTACCGCAATGGAGTCAGCGTATGAGTGGTATACGTCTGGACCTAGACAGCGTTTGCAGCCCGGAGGGATTATCATCATTGTCATGACCAGATGGTCTACCAAGGATTTGGTTGGCAAGGTTCTGAAAAAGCAAGGTGATGAAAACGCTGACAAGTGGGAGGTTGTTGAGTTCCCTGCAATTATGCCTGAAAGCAACACACCGTTGTGGCCTGAGTTCTGGAACAAAGATGAATTGCTTTCAGTAAAAGCGTCCTTGCCAGTTTCCAAATGGAACTCCCAATGGTTACAAAATCCAACCGCAGAAGAAGGCTCTATTGTAAAGCGAGAGTGGTGGAACCTGTGGGAAGGCGATGTGCCTGCCTATTCTTATGTTATTCAAAGTTATGACACGGCGTTCAGCAAAAAAGAAACCGCTGACTATTCCGCTATAACTACTTGGGCAATATTTAGTCCGCAAGATGGAGAGCCGGATCAAATTATTTTGTTAGACGCAAAACGTGTTCGGGTCGATTTCCCAGAGCTTAAAAAACTAGCTTGGGATGAATATAAATATTGGGAGCCAGACTGTGTTTTGATTGAAGCGAAGGCCTCTGGAACGCCATTGACTCAAGAGCTTAGGCGTATGGGCATTCCTGTTACGGCGTATACACCAAGTCGCGGACAAGATAAGATTGCCAGAATGAATTCTGTGGCGCCAATTTTCGAGTCTGGCATGGTTTGGGCAACTGAAGACAATTTCGCTGATGAAGTAATTGAGGAAATGGCTTCTTTCCCATACGGTGACCATGACGACTACTGTGACTCGGCTACGATGGCGTTAATGCGTTTTAGGCAGGGCGGCTTTGTTGCGCTCAACGAAGACTATGCAATGGAGGCAGACTTATTGCCTCGCAAGCGTGTAGTCTATTATTAACTGATGGTAAACTGAGAAGCTATGGCTATTGAAAAACGTGAATTAGGTACACAAGACGATCCAGATATTGCTGTGACTGGTAACGCAATTGAGGTTTTTCCAGAGCCAAGTAGGGAAGACCAGATACGCGAGGCCGCAGAAATACTCGTAAATGAAGAAGAAATCTTAATCCCAGACGAGGAGCCTGAACAGGAGCCTGCTGGCGAGCCGCAAGCTTTCGACGCTAATCTTGTCGATTTAATAGATGATAACGAGTTACAAAGCTTGTCTAGTGACATTCTGTCTAGTATACGCTCCGACAAAGACTCAAGAGGCGAGTGGGAAAAGACCTATGTTGATGGTTTAAAGTATTTGGGCATGAAGTTTGATGAGTCTAGATCCCAACCGTTTGAAGGCTCTAGTGGTGTAATTCATCCCATACTGGCAGAGGCTGTTACACAGTTTCAAGCCCAAGCTTACAAGGAAATGCTTCCTGCAAAGGGGCCAGTAAAAACTCAACTAATAGGCGCTAGAACCGCTGAGACAGAGGCTCAAGCTGATCGAGTTCAAGAGTTCATGAACTTTTACATCATGAATGTAATGCAAGATTACGATCCAGAATTAGACATGCTCTTGTTTTATCTGCCGCTTGCAGGGAGTGCGTTCAAAAAGATTTATTTCGATACTGTCTTAAACAAAGCTGTCGCAAAGTTTATATCGCCAGAAGACCTGATCGTGCCTTACGAAGCCTCAGATCTTTCTAGCGCAGAAAGAGTCACGCATTCCATTAACATGTCGCGCAACGAAATCAAAAAGCAGCAGTTGTCTGGTTTTTACGCGAATGTAGAGATCAAAGAAAGTTCGTATGCAGCAGACGATTCTGACATACAGAAAGAAATAGATGAAATAGAAGGGCTTGGTCCTTCTTATGCAGAAGAAAGAGACCACACGGTTTATGAAGTCCACACCATTCTGGACCTCAAAGGTTTTGAGGACGTTGGAGAGGACGGAGAACCAACTGGGCTGAAGCTGCCTTACATCGTAACAATAGACGAGTCGTCTCAGACAGTCTTGTCTATTAGAAGAAATTACAACGAAGCAGATCCTTACAAAAACAAAATCAATTATTTTGTGCAATACAAGTTTCTGCCCGGATTGGGATTTTATGGCTTGGGACTAAGCCATATGATTGGCGGTTTGTCTAAAGCCTCGACATCGATACTACGGCAGTTGATCGACGCGGGGACTTTGGCAAACTTGCCTGCTGGCTTCAAGGCCAGAGGCATGCGGATTAGGGACGAGGATGAGCCTTTACAGCCGGGAGAGTTCCGCGACATCGATACTACGGGAGGATCTCTCAGAGAAAACCTTATACCACTTCCCATAAAAGAGCCTAGTAACGTCTTAATGTCTTTGTTAGGACTGTTGGTTGACTCAGGAAAGCGTTTTGCTGCGATTGCAGATACCAACATAGGTGACATGAATCAAGCCATGCCTGTTGGGACAACAGTTGCTCTTCTAGAGCGAGGCACTAAAGTAATGAGTGCAATCCATAAGAGATTGCACTATGCACAGAGAATTGAGTTCCAATTACTGTCTAAGGTCTTTGCTGATTATCTGCCTCCAGAATACGCTTATGAAACTGGGACTGGTCTTAGAGAAATAAAACAGGGCGACTTCGATGAGCGTATAGATGTTATCCCGGTATCAGATCCTAATATTTTTAGTCAAAGTCAACGCATCACGCTTGCTCAAGAGCTTTTACAGATGGTTCAATCTAATCCGCAGGTGCATGGACCAAACGGCATCTATGAAGCGTATAGGCGTATGTACGGAGCTTTGGGAATAGACAACGTAGAGAGTCTGTTGCAGCCACCCCCAGACATGACGCCTAAACCAATCGATGCTGGTTTAGAAAACTCTGGATTTTTAATGGGGCAACCTGCACAAGCTTTCGAGGGCCAGAACCACAGGGCGCATGTAGACGCGCACAGAGCATTGTTTCTGACTCAAGTAGTAAAAGAAAATCCACAGTTACAATCTTTGATCATTAGTCACATCATGCAGCATTTGCAGTTTTTGGCTACAGAGTTGGCGCAACAACAGATTCCGCCAGAGCAAATGCAACAAATACAACAGGCTCAGCAACAGCTACAGCAGTTGCCTGTAGATCAGCAACAACAGGTTTCGCAACAGATACAAATAACAATGGATCAGTTTGCCGCACCAATCATGGCTCAGCTGACACAAGAGTTGTTGCAATCAATAGGACAAGGTAGCGACAGCGACCCGTTGGTTCAAATAAGACAGGCTGAGCTTGAGCTGAGAGATAAAGAGCTTGATCAAGAGCAAACGCAGTTTGAGGCAAAACAAAACCAAAGAGCGCAAGAGAAATTGTTAGAGAACGAAATACAGAAAGATCGCATGAATGTGCAAAAAGAAGTTGCTGATGATAAGCTTGATGTTGCTTTGCAAAGACTGGATCAACAAGCAGAATTCAAGCTCATGGAGCTTGGCCAAAAGATGCAAGGCAATTAGGAGATAAAATGACGACTAGTTATAGATTAGAAGCTATCAAAGAATTGAGAGCGCAAAAAAAATTAGACAGAGAAGCTGAAGCGGTGGCATTAAGCGAAGCTAGGAAAGCAGCCGAAATAGCTCATCAGGCAAACATGGCTAGGATAGCTGAGAAAGAAGCTAGGATTGCTTCTGGCCAACCTGCTCCAGAACCAGAACCTGCTCCAGAGCCTGAAGTTGAAGAGGTGGTTGCGGAAGCTCCTAAAAAGAAACCCGCAGCGAAAAAGAAAGCGACTAAGTCAAAAAAATCTAAGTAGGGAGGATTGATGAAAAAATTTGGACGGGTCAAACCAAAAACCATACAAAGTGTTCAACAGGGCGTTGTGGTAAATGCTGGAGTTGAAAAAATTGTGAAGATTAGAGGCGGTGGCGCTGCAACCAAAGGTTTGGATTTTAAAGTAAGAAGCTAAACGCCATGGATGATCTAGACCTCCATGATAAGTTGAGGCGCTTGATACGCGAGCGCAGGGAACAGATAAGTGAGACGTTAATGTCTGGTGCGTTGGAATCTATAGAACATTATAAATTTGTACAAGGAGAGCTTTCTGCGTTATCCTACGTCGAATCGGAGATAAAGGAACAACACAAGGACAGCTAAATAATGGACGCAGCAGAAAAAGCTATATCAGAAGCTTATGTTGATCCAGAGGAAAGGGTGTTAGATCCTTCTCTTTTGGAAAAATCCGTCTTAGAACGAATGCCACAACCTACTGGATGGCGCATTCTGGTTTTACCATATGGCGGGAAACAAAAAACCAAGGGTGGAATACTATTAACCAGTGAGACAGTTGAGAGGGAGGCTCTCGCTACAGTCGTAGCTTATGTGGTTAAAAAGGGTCCGCAGTGTTATAACGATCAAGAAAAATACGGAACAAACCATTGGTGTGAAGAAAAACAATGGGTGTTGATTGGTCGGTATGCTGGAGCAAGATTTAAGTTAGAAGACGGGGCAGAAGTCAGAATCATAAATGACGACGAGGTGATTGCCACAATTCTTAATCCAGATGATATAATGAGCGTGTAACATGACAGCAGAAAATACAAATCCAGAGCAGGTCGAAGAAGTTGAAATTGACGTTCAAGAAGACGCAACAGTAGAGGCTGCTCAAACAGAAAATGTTAGCACTGACGATGAGCTTGATTCGTACAGTAAAAAAGTTTCTAAGCGTATAAATAAAAAGAACCAGCAAATCAGAGCTGCTGAGGAGCGTGCTGCTCAGTTTGAAGCAATTGCTAGGCAAAGAGAGGCTGAGATCAACGCGCTTAGGTCGCAACAAATAGCCCAACAAGCAACGGTGCTTGAAAAAGAAGAAGAAGCTATTAAAGCGAAAGAGTCGCAGGCTGATGATCTTTACAAGAAAGCGGTTGAGTCTGGCGATGCAGAATTGATGAGCAAGGCTGACACCTTAAAATCGGATATTAGTATTCAGAAAGAAAAGGTTAGGCTTGCAAAGAACAGGCAAGAAGCAACTCCTGTTCAACCTGTGGTAGATCAGTCTTACTATCAAAACCAACCAGCTCCGCAACAACAGGAAGTAGAGCCTACCGAAGAAGCGCTTAGTTGGTATGAAAAGAATAAATGGTACGGTGACCAAGAGGACGAAGGAAACCTTGAGGCCACTCAGTACGCTTATTTTCAGCACTACAATTTAATCAATGAGGGTTACGAAGCTGACTCTGATGAGTATTATGGAGAGCTGAACAATAGAATTTATAAAGTTTATCCGCACTTGGATTCAGGTGCAGATGGCGGTCAAAAGGAGAGTCAACCCGCTGTGCAAAGAGTTGCCTCCGCTTCCGTTGGAAGTCGTCAGAAAACACAAGGTAAAAAGAACGGCGTGACTTTCTCAAAGTCAGAGGTTGAACGTCTCCGAGGATTGAAGCCGCACAACATGACCGAAGAGGCATGGCTTAAACGTGTAGCTTTAGAGAAACAAAAAATTGCTCAAAGGGAGGCGGTGTAATGACAACGACAGAAAAGAAAGAAACGAATCGAAACTCGCGTGAATCCGAGACTCACGATAATAACTCTCGTAGAAAACCATGGAGGTTAGTACGCAAACTGGAAGCTCCTCCGCCTCCTCCGGGTATGGAGTACAGGTGGATAAGAGCCGAAATGTTGGGACAAGAGGATCGTGCAAACGTATCCAGAAGAATCCGAGAGGGATGGGAACTAGTCAAGCATGAAGAGTTACCAGCTGATTGGAAGCATATGACCAGCATTGAAGTCGGTGTGCATACTGGCATTATAAATAACGAAGGGTTACTTTTGGCTAAAATGCCTTTAGAGACGATTGCAGAGCGTAATTCTTATTATCAGCAAAAAAACTTAGATGCTGTGGAAGCTTTAGACAACACAGTGTTCGGGGATGCAAAGCGTGATGGTAGATATGTGAAGTATGATCCTCAGAGGGATACAAAAGTGACGTTCGGCAAAACCTAAATAGGAGGCCAAAATGGCTAACAATGATGCTGCTTTCGGCATGAAGCCTGTCAAAATGATCGGTGGTTCTCCCTACACAGGTGGCGTGAGTCGATATCGTATAGCCGCAAATTACGACACTGCAATTTTCCAAGGCGATATGGTTGCTCAGGTTACAGGTGGAGGTGTAGAAGTCCACGCTGACGGAGGCACTGTGCCTATCGTTGGTGTTTTTAACGGTTGTCAGTACACTGACCCCACCACGGGTGAACAGAAGTACAGCAACTACTACCCAGCAAGCACAAACGCTTCTGACATCATCGCTTTTGTTATCGATGATCCAAATGTTGTGTTTGAAATCCAATGCAATGCTGCGTTTCCAATCGCAGATTTACTGGGTAATTTTGACATTGTTTATACGTCATCTGGCAGTACCGTGACTGGTATTTCAGGTGCAGAACTTAACGTCTCTGACGGAGCAACTACTGCAACTTTGTCTGTAAAGGCAATTGATATTACAGAAGATCCCGACAACGACGATGTCTCAAGCGATGCAACAAACGTATATGTTGTGATACAAAACCATATATTCGGCCAGAAATCTGCCGGATTAGCGTAAGGGAGAATAAATAATGGCTATTTCACGAGCGCAATTAGCGAAGGAGCTTGAGCCGGGATTAAACTCTCTCTTCGGAATGTCATACGACAGTTACGATCAAGAGTATGCGGACATCTTTGTAATGGAAGATTCTCAGCGAGCTTTTGAAGAAGAGGTGTTAATCACTGGTTTCGGCGGCGCACCAACCAAGACAGAAGGAGGCGGTGTTGCCTTCGACAATGCTAACGAAAGTTTTAGCGCACGTTACACCCACGACACTGTGGCTCTAGCGTTTGCTTTGACAGAGGAAGCGGTTGAAGACAACCTGTACGACTCACTTGGCAAGAGATACGTTAAGGCTTTGGCAAAATCTATGGCTCACACCAAAGAGGTCAAAGGCGCAGACGTTCTTAACAATGCATTCAGCTCATCCTTCACTGGAGGAGATGGTGTTTCTCTTATTAACACAAGCCACCCACTAGCTGGTGGAGGCACTGCTGCTAATAGAGCTACAACCATGGCAGACCTTAACGAAACATCGTTAGAAGATGCTTTGATTGACATTTCTACTTTTACTGATGACCGAGGTTTGACGATCTCTGTACAAGCAACCAAGCTTGTGGTTCCACCACAGCTTACTTTCGTTGCTGACAGGATTCTTAATTCTCCCGGTAGAAGCGGAACTGCTGACAATGACATTAACGCAATTAGAAACACTGGAGTTCTTCCCGGTGGTTATACAGTCAACCACTACTTGAGCGACCCAGACGCTTTCTTCTTGCTGACTACTGTCACTGAGTCAGGCGAAGGCCTTAAAGGTTTCCAGCGCACAGCAATGGAAACCAGCATGGAACCAGACTTTACGACTGGTAACATCAGGTACAAAGCCAGAGAAAGATATAGCTTCGGCTTTTCTGACTGGCGCGGAATTTACGGTTCGCAAGGCGCGTAACCTAAACCGCAATTAGAAAGAGGGCTTCGGCCCTCTTTTTTTATGCCTGAAATAAAGTGATAGATTTCATCTAAGGGTTGCATTTCTAAAATCTATCACCTGCAAATGACTGTATAAAAAGTTGCACATCAACACGGGATATTGTATATTTACCTCATAGATTGAAAAAGCCGGAGATAAATATGGAATTAAATCTAAATTGGTCAGAAGAAACGGTACACACAGATGGCCGTTTTGTTAGCACAGCCTTTCCTACTCAAGAGTTCTGGACGGTATGGCGTGAAAAAAAGTCAGCTGTAAAAGCCGCTGGATACTCTGTACGCAAGGTAGATAACGCTTGGGTTGTTACTCGTTACAGAGACAACAACGAAGCCATTGCTGACTCTCAAGCGACAGATGCAGATATTGATATCCCAGTGCCAGCTGGTTTGTCTTACCTTCCTTATCAGAAAGCTGGAATCGCTTACGCTATCAAGCGCTCTGCGACTTTGATTGGTGACGAGATGGGCCTTGGTAAAACCATACAAGCAATCGGCGTAATTAACGCAACTGCGCCCAAGACTGTATTGGTTGTTTGCCCCGCATCTCTGAAGATTAACTGGAAAAACGAGATGACCAAATGGTTGGTTGCTGATCGTGACATCCAGATCGTCAATGGCGGCGGTGAGCAGATCCCTACCAATCCAGATGTGATCATCATCAACTACGATGTTTTGTCTAAGCACAAGGACGCGATCAACGCTCGCACTTGGGACTTGGTTGTCATGGACGAGGCTCACTACATCAAAAACAATAACGCTGCTCGTACTAAAGTTGCAGTCGGCATCAAAGCTAACCGCAAAGTGGTCTTGACTGGCACTCCAATTACCAATCGTCCTATCGAGCTACAACCTATTGCTGGTTATCTTGACCCTGCTAGTTTCGGCAACTACTTCAAGTTTGGTTTGAGATATGCTGGCGCTTATCAAAAGAATATTGGTCGTAAAACCGTTTGGGATTTTGACGGATCATCTAACCTTGACGAGTTGCAACGAGTGCTTCGACAGTCGTTTATGATCAGAAGAAAAAAAGATGAGGTACTCAAAGAGCTTCCTGAGAAGGTGCGTCAGATCATTGTTTTGCCTAACAACGAGTATAGCGATGAGATGAAAAAAGAATTTGAAACCATGGCAGACGCAGTGGTTGAAACTCATTCTAAAGACATCGACTTTGAGCAAATGTCAGGTGTACGACATGAGACAGCGTTAGCAAAAGTAAACGATGTTGTGACTCACGTTTCTGCAATAGATCATCAGGTGGTAGTGATGGCTCACCACAAAGACGTTGTAGACGGAATTAAGTCTGGCCTAGAAGCTGCTGGCAAATCAGTGGTTACTTTGACTGGTGACTGCAACCAAGCTCACAGACAAAACTCGGTAGAAACATTTCAGGCTGGCAGCGCTGATGTTTTTATCGGAACTATTGGAGCAGCTGGTGTTGGCATCACACTTACTTCAGCAAGTCACGTTGTGTTTGCTGAGTTGGACTGGGTTCCCGGCAATGTGTCTCAGGCAGAAGATAGATGCCATAGAATTGGTCAAGAAAACTCAGTGTTGGTCCAGCACCTAGTAGTAGACGGATCAATAGACGCTAGACTTGCACAGGTTTTGGTTAACAAGCAAAAGGTTTTAGACAAGGCGTTAGACAATGTAATTACAAACGAAGTGTCTATTGAAGATATTGCTTTAGATGTAGAAGACGTAGAAAAAGCCTTAACTGTTAAAGCTAAAGGCAGCAAAAAACAACCCAAGCCTCTTGCTGAAAAAACGGTTAAAGCTTTACAAGCGTGTGTGCAAAGATTGTGTGACGCTTGCGATGGAGCGCATGAACTAGATGGATCTGGTTATAACAAGATTGACTCTGGGTTTGGGCATTCATTGGCTAACAGCAACGACTGGACGCCAGCTCAACAGCATGCTGCAAGAGTGATGTTGAAAAAATACAAAAACCAACTAACTGGCCTTGGCATGGGTGGGCAATGTGAGATAATCTTTAAGTAACAACCCTCAGACCAACGAAGTTGCCTGCCAATACCGACTTCGTTCCAAGAGTAGGAATAGCTCACCTATGGTCGAAACGAGCTTCTTTTTTTTATCGCATTTATTTTTTTAGTGATATACTCCAAAGGTCAACTATGGTAACCAGATGGTCTGGTTGCTGGTCTTAACTTTAGGAGGACTGTAGCATGACAACACATTTCACTTCGGGAGTTACCAATGTTGGAGCTGATTCAACATTAGGCAAATTGAAAGCTCCTGCACCTCACAAATATCACTCGTACTTCAACGACTTTGACACTTACTTAGCAAGTGACTGGACAATCACAACAACAGAAGGTGGATCTGGCAACGCTTCAGAAGCACTGACTGATGGTGATGGTGGTCTGTTGCTCATTACGAACGATGATGCTGACAACGATCATGACTTTTTCCAGTTAGTTAAGGAAGGATACAAATACGAATCTGGCAAACAATTAGCATTTAATATGCGATTTAAGACAAGTGATGCCACGCAATCTGACATTGTTGCTGGCTTGCAGCTCACGGATACAACCCCGTTAGATGTAACCGATGGGATCTTCTTTTTGAAGTCAGATGGTGGCACAACTGTCACGTTTATTGTTGAAAAAGACAGCACACAATCCACTTTAGATTTGGGTACTGCTTTGGCTGACGATACTTTTATGACTGTTGGGTTCTTGTATGACCCCAAAGACCAAAAGTTTCATGTCTTCCAGAACAATGTGCTTGCTGGCACAGTGGTTAGTACCAACGCTCCAGATGATGAAGAGTT